AAAGAATTTATGCGGTTTAAAGCGGATTTACCGCTGAACTACGTCCGCCGTGAGGATTACATCCGTGGCCAGACGGTCATCGAGGCCAAGCTGGACGCACTCTACAACAAACTGGAAGTGGTACAGCAGTACCGTCATACAGGACGTCATCATGGTTGATATCGCCCGCGTGCGCCGGGAATCCCTGCGCTGGAGTCTTCTGGTTGCTCTGAACAAAACCCGCCCGTACACCGCCAGCGAGACGCTGCTGCTGGACGTGTCCCGCGCCATCTACCCGGACACCACGCAGCTGGAGCTGCGCCGTGAACTGGATTATCTGGCTGACCGCAAGATGGTTGATCTGGAGAAAAAACCCTCCGGAGACTGGTTTGCCGACCTGACCCGACTCGGTGTCGACCTCGTGGAATATACCGTGGAGTGCGGCCCCGGCATTGCCCGGCCGGAAAAATACTGGAGTGAATGATGGCCAGACGCAGCACGATAGACAAGCTGCCGGAAGACGTGCGTCGCTGGCTTGAGCGGGCGCTTAACGAGTCCGGTTTCAGTGGATATACCGAGCTGGAGACCCTGCTGCGCGATCGGGGGTACGTCATCAGCAAATCGGCGATCCATCGCTATGGCCAGAAGATTGAGCGCCGTTATGGTGCTATCCGTGCGGCCACCGAAGCGGCCCGCATGCTGACCGAGGGCGCTGCCGACGATCAGGATGCGCGTTCGGAGGCGGTGATCGCCCTGATTCAGACTGAGCTGTTCGAGAGCATCGTCCAGCTGCAGGAAGCGGAAGAAGGCGAAGTTGATCCAAAAGAGCGCGTGGCGCTGCTGTCGAAGGTGGCGAAGAACGTGGCCACGCTGTCCCGCGCGTCCGTCAACCTCAAGAAGTTCCAGTCCGAAGTCCGGGCCAGAGCGCAGCTGGCGGCCAGCAACGCCGAGAAGATTGCCCGTAAGGGTGGTCTGTCAACCGATGCAGTACAGGCGCTGAAGCGCGAAATCCTGGGGATTGCCACATGAGTCAGCTTGCTCCCGTTTTGCCTGATACCTCGGCGCTGGATATCCCCGCCGTTCTGATGCCCTACCAGCAGCGCTGGGTGGCTGACACCTCTCCGCTCAAGGTGATTGAGAAGAGCCGCCGTACCGGTATCACCTGGGCTGAAGCGTCCGATGATGTGCTGACCGCAGCCTCTTCAGCGCCTGCGGGCGGGATGAACGTGTATTACATCGCTTATAACCAGGACATGACCGTCGAATATATCCAGGCCTGTGCGATGTGGGCGCGGGCATTCAACTATGCCGCCAGTGAAATCGAAGAGGGTTTCTGGGAAGAAGACGAAGACGACAAACACATCAAGACCTACACCATCAAATTCCCTGATTCAGGCTTCCGCGTTGTTGCGCTCTCAAGCCGCCCGTCTAACCTGCGTGGCCGTCAGGGCATCATCGTTATCGACGAAGCGGCGTTCCATGAGCAACTGGATGAGCTGCTGAAGGCGGCGCTGGCGATGCTTATCTGGGGCGGTAAAGTGCGCGTTATCTCCACCCATGACGGTGACGATAACCCGTTCAATACGCTTATCGGTGATATCCGGGCTGGGCGTCAGGGGGGCAGCGTACACCGCATTACTTTCCAGGAGGCCGTGTCGGAGGGATTGTTCCACCGCGTCTGTCTGCGAACCGGGAAAGAATGGTCGGAAGCGTCCGAGCAGGCGTGGATGGCATCGGTGTACAAATTCTACGGTGCCGGTGCATCGGAGGAGCTTGACTGTGTCCCGGCCAACGGAGGCGGAGCCTGGCTGTCCCGCGCCCTGATTGAGTCCCGCATGTCGGCTGGCACGCCGGTGCTGCGCCTGACCTGCCCGGAGGGCTACGAGCTGAAGCCCGACGACGTCCGCTGGAGCGAGACACAGGACTGGCTGGATGAGAATCTGAAACCACTGCTGGAAGCACTACCCGCTGACGCACGTTCTTTCCTGGGGCGCGACTTTGGGCGCAGCGGTGATCTGTCGGTGGACTATCCCCTGCTGCAGGAGAAGAACCTGGTACGCCGCGTACCGTTCGTGCTGGAGCTGCGCAACGTGCCGTTCAAACAGCAGGAGCAAATCGCGTGGTATCTGATGGACGGCCTGCCAAACCTGATGGGCGCGGCGCTCGATGCCCGTGGTAACGGCTCTTACCTCGCCGAATACGCCATGCAGCGCTACGGCTCCAGCCGGGTTAAGCAGGTCATGCCCACCGAGGGCTGGTATCGCGAGCATATGCCGCCGGTCAAAGCTGCGCTGGAAGACGGCAATCTGGTTGATTTGCCGAAGGATGAAGACACGCTGGATGACCTGCGGGCCGTTCAGGTGGTAAACGGCGTTCCCCGCGTGCCGGAACAGCGCTCAAAAGCGAAGACGGATAATGGCAAACGCCACGGCGATTCAGCTATCGCGCTGGCGCTGGCGTACTTTGCCAGCCGTGAAATTAACAAAGGGCCGGTGAAGGCAAGCTCTCGCCGTCGCCGTCAGGCGGCCCGTATGCTGGAGGATTACTGATGGCCCGTGGACTCTGGGTTTCACCCAGTGAGTTCGTCAAATTTGCCGAACCTAATAAAACGCTGACGGAGCAGATCGCCTCGCGCAGCCGCTCCATCGACTTCTTCGGGCTGGGAATGTACCTGCCTAACCCTGACCCCATTCTGAAATCTCAGGGCCGGGATATCCGCATCTATCGTGAACTGCGCACCGACCCGCTGGTCGGTGGCTGCATCCGCAGGCGTAAGGCGGCGGTCAAGTCGCTGGAGCGTGGTCTTGAGCGCGGTCATGCCCCGGCGCGGGTATTCAGCTTCATCCGGGATATGCTCGACGATCTGGATTTGTCACGCATCATCGGCGAGATGACCGACGCCGTTCTCTACGGGTATCAGCCCTGTGAGATCATGTGGGGGCGTTCTGTTAAATCCTGGGGCATCGCCGATATCGTGGGTAAGCCGCCAGAGTGGTTCCAGTTCGACAATGACAATCTGCTGCGCTTTCGGGCAAAAGACGCCGGGCTGGAAGGCGAGCCGGTACCGCTGAACAAGTTCGTGGTACCGCGTCAGGACGCGACCTACGACAACCCGTACGGCTTCCCTGATCTGTCGATGTGCTTCTGGCCCGTGACATTCAAAAAAGGCGGCATGAAATTCTGGGTGCGCTTCGCCGAGAAATACGGCTCACCGTGGGTCATTGGCAAGCATCCGCGCGGTACGGCACAGGGCGAGATTGACCTGCTGCTGGACTCCATGGAGGCAATGGTGGAAGACGCGGTGGCCGCTATCCCTGACGATTCCTCCATTGAAATTAAGGAGGCCGCAGGCAAGGCCGACAGCAGCGATATTTATCAGAACCTGATAACGCTTGCCCGCAGTGAAATCTCCATCGCTCTGCTGGGACAGAACCAGACCACTGAAGCCAACAGTAACCGCGCCTCCGCGCAGGCCGGGCTGGAGGTCACCGATGATATCCGTGACGCTGACGCTGATATCGTGGAAAGCGCGGTGAATCAGGCCATCAGGATGGCGGTGTCGATGAACTTTGGCGATGTGGCCAGCCCCGTCTGGAAGATGTGGGAACAGGGAACGGTCGACGATACCCAGGCGACCCGCGACGAGAAACTCAGCCGCGCCGGTGTGATGTTTACCCCGCAATACTTCAAGCGAGAGTACCAGCTGCAGGACGGCGATATTGACGAGACACCACCGTCAGAGCGACAGAAGAACGCCACGCTGCCGTTGTCGTTCGCCGAGGCCATTGATGCCGATATTCAGGCACAGCAGGCACTGGACGATGCGCTGGATATTCTGATGAACGGAGGCGCGTTAAATGGCACGCTGGAACCCGTACTGGCTCCTCTGTTTAAACGGGTCGGGGATGGCGTCAACCCGTCTGAACTGCTGGGCGAGCTGGCCGAACTGTACCCGCAGATGAACGCTGAAGACCTGCAGGAACGGCTGGCACGGATTATGTTTGTTGCAACTGTCTGGGGGCGTCTGCATGAGCGTGAGCACGGCTGAACTGGCCTACTGTATGACGCTTCCCCCAAAGCGGGCTATCAGCTACCTGAAGTCCAAGGGGTATAGCTTCACATGGGACTGGGAGGAGATGTGGCAGGAAGCCCACGCCCGTGCCTTTACCGTCGCCAAAGTGACCCGACTGGATATCCTGGAAGATATCCGGGGTGCGCTGCAGACCGCGCTGGATGAGGGGAAGACTGATCGCTGGTTCCGCCAGCAGCTGGAGCCGGAGCTGCAGCGCAAGGGATGGTGGGGGCCGCGTGATACCACCGACCCGGTAACGGGCGAGCCGGTCACCATCCAGCAGGGTAGCCCGTGGCGGCTCGATACCATCTTTCGCACCAATATGTCTGTCCTCTACAGCGCCGGGCGCTGGGCGGAGCAGATGGAGAACGTCGACGACAGACCGTACTGGATGTATACCGGCATCAACGACAGCCATACCCGCAAGGCGCATCTGCTACTTCACAACCTGGTGCTTCGCTATGACGACCCGTTCTGGCAGGCGTTCTATCCGCCGAACGGCTGGCGCTGCCGCTGCGGCGTGATTGCCCTGAGTGCGGCGGATGTACGTGCCCGTGGCCTGAAGGTGGTGAACTCAGGCTCCGCAATGGGTTGGGAGCTGAAGCTGGTCTCAGAGAAAACCGGTGAGATGCAGAATGTCGCCACCTTCAATACCGGTACCACGAAAGTGGCTACCGACGTCGGCTGGTCATACGCACCGGGGGCGGCATACCGTCCTGACCTGGCCCGTTATCAGGGTACGCTTAAACCACTGGCACAGCAGGAACTGGGAGAATAACGATGGCTTCCGATAATCTGGTCAACATCACCATTAACGATGAATCCCTGCGCCGCAGTCTTCGGGCGCTGGACCTGGCTGCAACAGACCTTACACCCGTGATGCGTAAAATCGCCGGAACCCTGCTGGCAGAAACGCAGTTTAACTTTCTCGATGAGGGGCGTCCGGGCTGGATGCCGTCGCTCGCAGCACAGGATCGTGACGGTCAGACACTGCAACTCACCGGGCGACTGATGGGATCAGTATCAACCGACCATGATGACAGGCAGGCCGCAGTCGGCACTAACGTCATTTATGGCCCCATTCACCAGTTCGGGGGTAAAACGGGGCGTAATGAGTCCGTTGAACTCCCGGCCCGTCCCTTCCTGCCAATGACAGGGGATGGTGAGCTGCAGTCGGACGTGGTTGTCCCCATCCTCGACACGATTGTCCGCCATCTTGAAGCAGCGGCCCGTCGTTGAGTTTTCTCTCTGCTGACGGGTGATTTATCATTGCCAGCCATTGAGGGGCTGTATTACCTTTATAAAGGCTTTACAGCCCCCGCTTTACACCACTATTCGTCTGCAGCGTGACATTCCCCGTACTGATACCCCCGATTTTTTCTAAAGCAGATTAAAAGCGCCATTACGTGCTTTTCCGCAGACTGTTCCCGACAACGTAACGCGGGACAGCAAAATGTCAGCCATTCATATTTTTAAAGCCGGTACTCATACCGATATGCACGGCACAAAACTGCCGTTCACGCAAAGCGATCTTGCCGCCTGCGTGAAAGCCTACGATCCATCCGTCCATGAAGCGCCGCTCGTTATTGGCCACCCTAAAACGGAAGACCCGGCGTGGGGCTGGGTGAAATCCCTGTCACTCAACGGTGTCGATCTGCTGGCTGAGCCTGAACAGCTTGACCCACAGTTTGCCGAACTGGTCGGCAACGGGCGCTTCAAGAAAGTCTCCGCCTCGTTCTATCTCCCGGACTCCCCGAACAATCCGAAGCCCGGCACGCTTTATCTGCGCCATGTCGGCTTTCTGGGGGCGCAGCCACCGTCTATTAAGGGGCTGAAGCAGGTCTCGTTTGGTGAGAAAGAAGAAGGTGTCGTCGAGTTCTCCGACTGGAGCGATATCACCATTGCCTCCATGTTTGGCAGGCTGCGTGACTTCTTCATTTCTCAGTTCGGGCTGGATGAAACCGAGAAAGTACTGCCCGCCTGGCAACTGGAATCCCTGCGCGATGAAGCTAATCGCGACATCGTGAAGCCTGAGCCGGACTTCAGTGAACACAATCCCAACCCTCAACAAGAGAACAGCAC